CTCGCCCTCCATACGAAATAGTTGAACTTGGTCTCCTTCAGCAGTGTGCTCCGGTCTAGTTTGTATCCCGACCGTTGAATGATTCGTTCGATGATTCGGCGCTTCGCCATGCTCTGATGCTGTTCCGGCAGTTTTCGCTGCGAACGGCATACTGCGCCGATGAGTATGTCGGTGAGCTGCATGATCTGTACTTCGTCGGAACGTATCGGCTGGATTTTCTGGATGATTCTGTGATCGTAATCGTACATGTTGTTCGAACAGACATCCCATAATTGGCTGACTCGAAAACTCGAGTGTGTGTCTTTGATGTCGACGAACACGTTATAGCTTTGCTTTGGATCGAAGATGACCTTGAGCATCTCGAAGTACATTTTGTAATACCAGGTGTTGTGGTCCTGATTGTATTTCTCGTGGTCAAGTAGATTCTTGTCCGGGATGAGGAGCGCGCGGAACGATATGTCATCGTCATCGAAGAAGTAGTCCACGAGATCCAGATAGAGCGGCAGCATACGGTCTCGTGCCTTTGCCCATTTCACCTCATTCGTGGCGCATATGCCATGTTTCTGCTTGATTTCTTTGATTCTGACGCATATCTCTTTGCGTTTTTCTTTTGGCGCGATGACGGCTCCCAGAGCCATGCTGTTCGAATCATCATGCTCAAGGTGACATGTCTCATCGCAATACAGGTTGTATTCGGTCATTCGTGTTCCTTTCAATCCATCAATCGTCGGGCGTCTCGGCTTCGAGGCGTGCGTTCGGATCCTTGTTGGCGGCCATGTCATAGTCTTCGGGGTGCGCGGCGATACGGTCGATGAGATCATCGGTGATCTGGTTTTGGCGCTCGCGGTGTGCGGGCGCCGTGGTCTTTTTCATTGCATGCACACGCCGAAATCGCGGAGCAGCTGCCGGTAGTCCATCAGCACCTGCACGGTCACACCCAACTCCACTGCCATCATCCACGTGTTGCCCTCGTACACCGTCTCGGCCATGCCGTAATCCACTGGCGAGATCAACGCCAACGCCGTCTCCCTGCGACACCGACGCTCGCATTTGGCCCCGTATCGTGTACCGCAGCCGGGGTCATGGTGTCTGGCGTGGATGAGTTCGTGGCACAAGGTGCAGCGGCGTTGGAATCCGGCCAGTCGTTCGTCGAGGATGATGAGGCGGAGCGGATCGTAGTAGAGTCCGCACCTGTCTCCGGCCAGCCGGCGTTCCTCCACTCGCACGCCCAGTGTCTTCGCCCAGGACGTCAATGTGGCGTCGTTCACCGTCCAGTTCCGTCCAATCCCTTGGCGAACCTGTCGAAATCGCTTTCTCGTGCCGCATCCCACTTGTGGAACTCGTCGAGGGCCTTGCGTCTCATCTGCTCGTGTCCACGGTTGCCTTTGCCTTCCAGCAACGGCATGCTTGTCTCCTTCCGATTCCACAACCATCTTGTTGACGTCAACAAAATGGTCTGTTGTTGATGTTTCCAACGGTTTTGAACTATTCGGTTATTTCTAATAGTTCAATCCGCGTATGATGCGCGCAGACCCAGTTCCTTGGCGCTCCCGCCTTGAGCGGCTTGCTGAGCCTATCGCTCACTGCTTGGCGGTCTTCACCACTGTGGTGGTGCCCATCGCGGTGGTCTCCCAGCTGACGCCGTCCGCCTTGGTGTAGGTGAAGTCCTTGGTGGCGTCCTGCGAGCCGAGCAGGGACGCCTGCATCGCCGCGGTGTCTCCCTGGCTCGTCCACTTCCAGTCACCGGCCTTGTCCGGCGCATTGTAGGAGCCCTTCCAATACAGGCTCTTCGTATCGCCGTTGTCGCTGACCCACTGGACGGTGATCGTGTCGGCCGTGATCTCGGCCTCCATCCAGGAATCCGTGCTGCCGGAGTTGGTCTGCTTCCACGTGCCGGTCAGATCCGCAGGCTGTTCTACCGGCTTCTTCTCTGCCGGCTTCTTCGTCGTCTGCGATTGGCTCGTGCTGCCGGCGTCGGCGGTTTTGGCGTCACTGGCGTTGCCGCATGCGCCAAGCCCGAGAATGAGCAGACCGGCAACGGCCGTTGCGATTGTCTTCCTGTACATGGTTTCCTTCTTTCCTTGGTTGATTTGCATTAAAAGTTCAATCTCTTGGCGTTTCGGCTTCGAGAGCCTTGTTCGGATCCTTGCTTGCGGCCACGCCGAAATCCTCCGGACGGGAAGCGATGCGATCCACCAGATCATCCGTGACCCGAAACTCGCGCTCGCGGGCGGCGTAGGCTCGTGCGGCATCGCTGCCCAGGGCGCGGGTGTAGATGTCGAGGCTGGTGAGCCCGAATGTGGAGGCGATATGCTCCACATCTGACGTATTCAACGGCGCCTCATAGCGCATGCGCATGTACCAGTAGTTGTTTCCTAATCCGCTAGCAGACAGGAATTCTTTAATGCCCATACCGCTTGCCGAGAGCAAATCTCGGCAGATGTCAATGATCTTGCGGCTGTCTTCGGTGACTTCATTTTTTGCTTTGTATGCCATACACCCATATTACGAATATGGGTAGAAAATGTAAAGATTACCGACTTTGGTAATCATATAATTACCGAAGTCGGTAAATTAAAGGTTGTCGCAAGGGAACGGACCAACCAGGAAAGGAGCGGCAACCAATGAGCGAAACGGAAACCATCGCAAGGAATCTCAGCGGCGAGCTCGCACGGCACCGCAAGACACAGGCCGCGCTCGCCAAGGAACTCGGCATGAGCGAGAAAACCGTCAGCGAACGACTGCGAGGCAAAGGAGCATTCGATACCGAGCAACTCGAGAAAGCCGCCGGAATGCTCGGCATGAGCCTCTACCAGCTCATGATCAAACTCCTCCAGCCAATCGACGGCATCAAACAGATCAAGCCGTGAGCAGCGCTCGCCGACGGAAGCAATCGAAAGGAAGGTGTTCTCACATGGAAACGATAGCGACCTGGTTCTCCATCGCCTGCGCGGTGGTGAGCGTCATCACGATCTTCATCAATCTGTGGCTCAACAGCTAACGACGTAACAGAAACGCGTCATGGGAATGCATGACCACCAATGAAAACGATTCTAAGGGGAATCCGAAATGAGGAAGATGAAGAGATCCGATGTCCGCGAGTGGATTCCAGGTGAACCGCTTGAACGGGTCGACTTCGGCAACGGTTGCACGGGGATGGATAAGAGCATTCCTAAGGAACCCGGTCAGGTGGGCGATTTCAAGCGTCTCATCTGGAAATGTCGTGCCATCGAAGCGGACGGAGGGCCATGCCTTGATGTGCTTCCATCCGAATACTGGATCGATGACGTGAAGCAGGCCGGCTACTACGACGTGCTCACCTGCACGTCAAACTCAGGACCATACCGATTCGATGACGCGTGGACCTATCTCAATGGAATCAATGCTGGGTGGCATCTCGCCCGCAGGAAGCGTCACTCCGGCTTATACGCGATCTTGCGCAGCCTTGCGGACAAGGCCACGCAGGCCCTGAAGGAAAAATCATGATTGCGAATCTGGCTTTCGGACTATGCGTCTGCTCACTGGTCGTCATTTCCATCCTGATCGGCATGAGCATCCTGCTCGATGTGTTGCTCTGCGCCGGCGGGGAAGTGGCTGAATTGCTTCTGATGCCGTTCTTCACGGTTGCATGCGGCTTCCTGTTCTTCGGGTGGCCAATGGCTTACGGGCATGGAGGAATTGTAAGGAGCATCATTCTGATGGCCATTACTGCTGTGACCGACATCGTGGCAGTGGTCGAACTGATTTTGTCGGTCATCGATTCCGTCGCAGGAACGAGATCGCGTTCCGCTTCAATCGGGAAAGCCTATGTGCAAGTCGGGTCTCGCGGAAATGCGTCAGCCGATACAAGGTCAGATTCATGCCGCGATCATGCTCCGGCTCCGGCAGGGGCTTCCAAGGCTGACGGTCGATCTTCCCCTGTATGCGGATGCGAAGGTACACACGCCTGTCCAGGCGCGTTGGCTGGAGCGTCCAGTGGATCACGAGAGCCACGTCATCGGAATCCACCCATACCGCAACCAGAACCGTCTCGCCGGGAGCGACGACATGAACGTTCGGTGGTTCCACGGCGGTGCGGTTGATTCCGTTGTCCTGGACGGTAACGATTGCGGCTTCTCCGCCATCAACCGTGAACGACACGTTGAATCCATCGCCGTCCCCGTCGTTGAGAACGCTGAAAAGCCTATCCGGGGTACCACGGCCGTTATGAGGCGTCCACGATTCCAATCCATGCATGAACATGGCCTGACCGACATCGTCATAAACAGTAGCGAACCATCCGGCCTGCCGCCGGTTGCGGTGCGGCCACCACACGCTCACGACAGCGGATACGACTGCGATGACAGCCGAAGCCCAAGTCGCCCAATCGCCAATTTCAACGGAAGAAAACATGAGAACGATTCTAAGGAGAATCCAATGAACAATGAAATCCGGAAGTTCGACTTCAAGGGAGCGGCATTGCGCACCTTGACCGACGAGGCGGGGGAGCCCTGGTTCGTCGCCAAGGACGTATGCGACATCCTCGAACTCACCAATCCGGCGGTTGCATTGCAGTCCCTCGATGATGATGAAAAGACAAACCTAAGTAATTCTTATGTTTGGGCAGAGCCTGGAAGAAGGCCTCTCATCATTAGCGAGCCTGGCCTATATCGTCTGGTCATGCGCTCTCGGAAGCCGGAGGCGAAGGAGTTCCAGCGTTGGGTGACGCATGAGGTGCTGCCGTCCATCCGCAAGCACGGCGGCTATATGGCCGGCCAGGAACGGATGACACCGGAACAGATGGCGTTGGCCAGCATGCGATGGCTGCAATCCAAGGTCGACGAACAAGCCAAACAGCTCAAAGCCCAGGAAGGCAAGGTCCTGTTCGCCAACGCGGTCGAAACCGCGAGGACGTCCATCCTTGTGGGCGATTTCGCGAAGATCCTGAAAAGCAACGGCATCGACATCGGCCCACGGCGCCTGTTCGCCTGGCTCCGCGAGCATGGATGGCTCATCAAGGCCAAGGGCTCCAGTTGGAACATGCCCACACAGAAGGCGATGGACCTTCACCTGTTCGAGGTCAAGGAGACGACCATCAGTCACTCGGACGGGCACACCACGATCAACAAGACGCCGAAGATGACCGGCAAGGGGCAGACGTATTTCGCCAAACTGTTCCTCGCGAAACCAACACAGGAAGCGGGTGCGTGATGAGTGAGACATGGCTGCCGGCATGCATATCGCTTACTGCTGGCTTGTTCAGTCTTTCCCTGGCTTTGCTTCGGATCCTCGTCGATCTTGATCCGATCGGTTGGATCCTGTCGTTGGGGGAATGTCAAGAGTCCGGGAAAGCGGATGCAGTCGGGGATGTGCAAATAACCATAATCCCAGTCTCGAATGTTCGAACCGGTATCTCGTCAGAGTTGGCAAATGCCGTCTCGTTTCCGGTATCGGATGACGCGGCTGTTCCGGGAGCGACCCATGAATCGAATAGGAACGGAACACGCGGCGCATCAAATGCGTCGGCTGCTTCGTCCAATGGAGGCGTATCGCTATGACATCGGCTTTCTCATCGGCGTGCATGATGATATACGCGCGGTCGGCCGCTTTGAATTGCGCGATGCTGCTCGGAGTCATGAACTCGGTGTTGTCGCCGATGGGTCTCAGGAGCAGGAAATACGCCTTGCATCCAATCCCCTCGATTGAGACGTCGTACGCGTCGCCGTCACCGGAATTGTACACGGAGCAGACGGAATCCGGCTCGGCCTCGTCTCGAGACTCCAACCAGTCAGAAAATCCGGGCACCGTTGAGGAAATCGGTAATTCAGGATTCGTCGAGTGTTCCAGCAGGGTCCAGTCCGCCTGCGGCCTGTTATGCCATGGCCACCAAACGGTCAATCCGGCGCCAAACAGCGAGGCCGCGGCACCGGCCCATGCGGCCAATACGGATCCATCCATTGATTCTTCTCCTAACTGTTCGGCCCGCACGTCGGAAATGCGGGATGACACCGATTTTAGGAGGGGGCCGGGCGGTTCTCCTAACGCCGCCCGGCATTACACACGCAAAGGAGGCGCGTGATGGAAGACGATACGACGTTCGCTGCGCTCGCTGAGGTCCTGAAACCGATGAACACGACGAAGGACATCGCGGACCGTTGCGGCATCAAGGAGGGCACCTTGGCGTACTGGCGTGGTGCGGGAATCGGTCCGAAGTTCGTGAAGGTCGGACGGACCGTCATGTATCCGAAGGAGCCGATGATCGCCTACTTCAAGGAACACCTCTACCAGAGCACATGTGAATACGAGGGAAAGGAGTCGGCATGAAAACGATTCGCAAGGCCTGCGTGCAGGCAGTGTTCGACGAGTTCGAGACCCAGGGCGAACTGGTCCACCCATTCAAGGACGTGGATGCGGAGGCCATGAGGTCGCTCGGCCACATCGTCGGCTACATCGACCTTGACGTCACCGGTCTCGTGGACCTCATCATCGACACGATCAACAAGGAGCTGTGATGACACTCAGGAGAATCGACGCGGAAACGCTGCTGGCACCACCCGTACCGCCGAAGGACACGGTGATCATGTTCGGCTTGACCGGCTACGCGATTCGCGTCACGGGCAAGGGCGCCAGCCTCATGGAACTCGACATCGACGGAAGCCAGGAGCTGGCGAGCATCGGAAAAGACCAGGCAAGGAAATTCATTCAAAGCATCGGAGGCGCAAGATGACGGACAACGATTATCGCATCGAGGACAGGTCCGAAAAGGGAAGGCCGAACTACACGCTCAGGCGTTTGAAGTTCACGCTGGCCGTGGTCGGCCTGGTCGTGAGCGTGACGCTCATGCTCACCTGGCATGGCGGCGGTCTGACGGGCGCGCTTGTGGTTGAGGGCGTGTATCTGGCCACGGCCCTGTGGCTGACGGTCAGGTTCGCTCCACGCGATGACGTGGATGGCGACGTCTGACCGTATCCGCCGGCGTACAAGGACGCGGACGGATGGCGGAAGCGTGTGTCCCTTCATCTCACATTGCATTTCACGCATTCACTCTCACGTCTTCCGCCGTCACACCGTCCGCTGCGGGTTCGAATCCCGCCGCCGGCGCCTGGCCGGACCGTCAACGCCGCCCGCATCCCCGCTTCGTTCAGCTTTCTTGGGGGTGTGGGAACGATGGGCGCGATTATTTGCTGTCATGGCGCCCAGCGGTCCGGCTCATATCAATCAATCTCATATCAATCAAGGTCAAGGGAGGAACCGATGAAGGAGATTCTGCCGCATTGGCATTTCAGTCCGAACGCTCCGGTCAAGGACGTCGACACGAAGGGGATGACGCGTGGCGACAGGGCCGTGGCGGAGGCGTGCCGTCGGGCGATGGAGACCGAGGCGTGGAAGGAGCTGGTGATCCTCGAATCGTTGGGCGTGCGTTTCAACGGACTGGTGGGCCGGTTCGTGTCCGAGGTGGCGTCTCCCGTGTTGGAGGTGATTCCTGGCGACAGTTTCCATCAGGGCGCGAAGGCTCAGTTGTCGCACATGGTGAAGACCAGGGATGGTGGCGAGACCATCCGCATCATCAAGACTCTCGCCGTGAAAGGTAGGTTCTAATGGCTGGTGAGACGATTATCGCGGTGGTGGGCAATCTGACCGCGGATCCGGAGATTCGTACCACTGGTAGCGGCGCAGCCGTTGCCAGCTTCACGATTGCCTCAACCCCGCGCACCTGGAACCGTAACACGAACCAGTTCGAAGACGGTCAGGCTTTGTTCATGCGCTGCTCCGCGTGGCGCGACATGGCCGAACATTGCGCGCAAAGCCTGGCAAAGGGCATGCGTGTGATCGCCCAGGGCAGGCTGACGCAGCATTCATGGGAGGACGAGCAGCATCAGCGCCGAACTTCCATGGAATTGCAGGTGGACGAGATCGGGCCGAGCTTGCGCTATGCGACCGCGCAGGTGGCCAAGGCGCAGCGTGGCACGGCTGGAGCGTATGGCAATCCGTCCTCCGCTCCGGCGGGCTATACGGGCGGGGCCACCGCTGCCGGCACCTCGTTGCCGCCGTCCGACCCGTGGGGTCAGCCACAGGACAAATCGGCATCGTTCGGTGATTTCGGCAAGCCGGAATCCGAATCGGATTTCTAAGGACGAATCATGAGTATCACCATAGAGAATCTGCAAGTGGACGACCTGCATGCCAACCCGCATAATCCACGCAAGCAGGTCGGCGACGTGGAAGAACTGGCGTCGAGCATCCGAAGCCAGGGCATCAAACAGCCTTTGCTGGTCACGCCGACCGGCGAGACGGACATCGACGGACACAAACAGTACCGTGTCGTGATCGGCCACCGCAGGCTCGCCGCGGCCAGACAGGCGGGACTCTCGACCGTGCCCGCGATCGTCGAGGAGATGGACGCGCGCCGCGAACGCGAGATCATGCTCGTGGAGAACACGCAACGCTCCGACCTGACTCCCGTGGAGGAGGCCGACGGCTACCAAGGGCTTCTCGACCTGGGCGTGCGGGTCAAGGAGATGGCCGAGAAGACGGGACGCAGCGACCGGTTCGTCCGCAGACGGTTGAAGATAGCCAGAATCCCGCAGGAGACGCGCGACATGTCCGCCGACTTCAGCCAACTGACGCTCGACCAGTTGGACAAGCTCGCCGAATTCGAATCCGACCCGGACATGCAACGCGAGCTCGCACGGTCCACCGACTTCGAATGGACGTACCGAAGGCTCGTCAGCGAACGCGACAAGACGAAATGGTGCGGTGAGGCCGACAAGGCGCTCGCGAAGGCCGGCGTCAAGGTCGAATCCTTCCCGGACGGGAAGAACTATTGGACGTTCGAACCGCGCGGCTACAGGCGGCATAACATCATTTCCTCCACTCGGGATCCGTTCTGGAAGCAGTTCACGGGCGAGGATGGGTGGCCGGAATTCTGCGTCTTCAAGAACCACGGCGACTACTGCCTGTACGAGCCGATTCCACTCGACCAACTCGAAAGGGAGAAGAACGCGAAAACCGAACGCCAGACCATCATGGCACGGGGGAAGGAACTCGACCGCAAGGCCAGGGACTTCGAGACGATCGCGAGGGACACGCGTTTCGCATGGCTGAAAACCAACCTCCACACGCTCACCCGCGAACAGACAGTGGCGGGAATCTGCGAACTCGCGCTCGCTGAGACGGTCGGCTGGCATTCGATGTTCGTGGGCCAGCGCCTCCATGGCGAGGGTGTCGTGGAGGCGCTCATCGGTTTTGGATGGAATCTGCCGATCACTGAGCATGACGGCGACCACTGGTCGTTGGAATGCAAGGAGAACCTCGACCAGATCCGCATGGTGTTGAGGGACAGGCCGCTGCGGATCCTCGACGTGCTGGCCGCACGCCAGGAGGACAACGCCGACTGGCGTGCGTGGCGCACCATGCGCGGCGTTGATGAGATGTGCGTCTGGTACGGCGCATTGGAACACCTCGGATACCAGCCCAGTGCGGAGGAACGCGAGGCACTCAAGGGCGCGATGGTCGAAAAGGAGCAGGAATCATGAGTATGAAGGCATTGGAGTGGGCCATGTACGACGTGCCCGCCGAAATGGTCAAAGGAGCTTTGTTGCGCATCCTGCTCCTGCTTGCCGACCATGCTGACACGCAGGGCAGGGGAGCTTTCCCGAGCCAGAAGCGCATCGTGGCACTGACCGGATACAGCCGGCGCACCATCCAGAACGGCCTGCACGATCTGGAGAAGGCCGGACTGATTCGAAGGGGAGACCAGCGGATCACCGAGCATCTCGGCAAATACCGTCCGATCGTCTGGGACCTCGCGATGAAGGATTTTAGAGGCGCAAAAACTACGCCTCTGGAACAGCCGCCGCAAGAGGCGCAGACCACTGCGCCCCTAAACAAGTTGGAGGGGCGCAATCAGGGGCGCAAAAAAACGTCGCTAGGGGCGCAATCAGGGGCGCAACATGACTGCGCACAGAACCTATATAAGGAAGAACCGTATATAGAACCTAGAGAGAGTAACGCGCGCGCGAGAAAACAAATCCCAATACCAGCCGACTGGAAACCCACCGAAGAACACCAGGCGCTCGCCGACAGGCTCGGCATCGACTGCGACATCGAGGCCGACAAATTCCGCGACAGGGCCCTCGACTCGGGAGCCCGCTCGGCCGACTGGAACGCGAAATACCGCAACTGGCTCGTCAAAGGCAAGGAACGCGGATTCGCCACGCCAAAGGATTCCAACGCTCGCCGACGGTATACGTGGGGCAGCGAAGAGGTGAAACGCGTTCTCGGCCCGATCGCCTGCGAGGGCACGGACACGTACATGGAGCTCGCATGCAAGGTCGCGGACCTGCTCAACCAGGGCGTGGACCCGGACATGCTGCGCCGTCAGCTCGCGAACGTGCCCGGCGACGTATTGGCCGAACAACTGTTCGAACAGGAGGCGGCGGCATGAACGCCATGACCATCGCACACATGGCCGGCATCCTCACTTCGGCCATCCAAGCCGCCGACCGATTGGAACTCGACGCGCTCAAAGGCCCGGCGCTCGCCGATATGGACCTTGACCGCATCCGCGATATCAAACGCGACTGCTCGACCTGCATCAGCCTGCTTGACCAGCTCGGAAGGGAGCGACGATGAGCGACCGGCAATTCCAGGAATCGAAACGCATCGCCTTGCAACGTCAGGGTTGGCATTGCATGCGTTGCGGACGCAACCTGCATGACCCGAGTGTCTGGCCGGGCAGGAGCGGCCACCACAGGCAGTTGCGCCGTCGGGCCGACCCGACCGTGCGTGACCTGCCGTGCAACATCGTCGAACTGTGCGGTTCCGGTACGACCGGCTGTCATGGTTGGACGCACGCGCATCCGGCCGAGGCGGAACGGTTCGGCTACATCATCCCGAGTTGGCGTGATCCGCTCAGCGTGCCGATACGCGACTGGAACGGCGACTGGTGGTGGCTGCTGGATGACGGCACGGCGCAACGGCTCACGCAAATCGAGATCATCGAATGGCAAAGCAATTGGAAGGAAGAATCATGAGGAAACAGGACGAAGACCTGAACGTGAAGTCGGAGGCGCTGCTCTGGCTCGATTTCGAAACGACCGGTACGGACAGGAATGACAGCCTGCCGTTGGAGGTCGGCATGGAATGCACCGACGTGCTGGGCGAACATTCGTTCGGATCCCTGCATCGCATCATCAGACCGGACTATCTCGACCTGTTGGACATGGGCCCGGTCGCGTTCTCCATGCACACGGACAATGGATTGCTGTTCGAACTGTTGAACGGCTCCGCGCACGACGACTGCGTGGATGCTGTGGCGAACGCAGTGGAGGAGTATCTCGACTCCCTCTCGCAACGCTTCACCTTGGTTCCGGCCGGAACGAACGTGGACTTCGACCTCGACTTCCTGAAACGTCTCGACCTGAACCCGGACAGGTGGCTGTCCTACCGCAAGTTCGACCTGACCACGCTCCGCCGATATTTGAGGTTCATCGACTGTCCCGAGGATCCGTACAAGGGACATCGTGGCACGCACAGGGTGCGCGACTGCATCCGACGCGACATCAACGACTACATCCGGTACCGCACACTCCTGAAAAAGGCATGGTGACAATGAAAAAGAAAACCACGAAGACCGTGTCCAAGGAGACACGACCGCGCAAATGGCACAAACCAGTGCCATGCCCGACCTGCGGCAGCCGGAACATCAGCTTCGACCGGATCGCCTGGGCCGTCAACCGGAAAACATTCGCCATACGACAGATATGGGCATGCGCCTGCCAACACCGCCACGGCATCCTCATCCTCACCTGCCACGACGACCTCAAGGAAGCCATCCGCGCATGGAACACGGGAGCCACCAGACAAGAAAGGAAACACTCGAAATGAGAAAACGCAAACCACTCGCGCTCGCCGGCATCGGCGTGCCCGCCATCACCCTGTTCCTGCTCACACCGGTATTCCTCCTCGCGCTCGCCGGATGCGGGAGCGCGTCGGAGCCTTCCATGACCGCGCATGCGGTCAGGTCCATCGACTGGCGGTGCTCCGACATGTACGACGACTTCAGCGAATGCGTCGTCACCCTGACCGACACGAGGCAAGTGGACTGCATCGTCTACTCGACGAACGGCAAGCAGGCCGGCCTGTCCTGCGACTGGGACTATGTGAGCGGCGCGGACAAGGAGCCGGCAAGATGAGCTACAACGTCGTCACCACGGAAGGCATCAGAACGTTCGAGAACATCGACGATGCCGGCGACTACGCGCAGGCCATGTCCTTGAGGACTGGCGAACCGGCCAAGGTGTTCCATGCCGAGACCGGACTCGTCGCATTCACCGTCCGCCCAACCACGAAGGACACGAAATGAGAATCAATTTCAACAGCAAGGATGGCGTTTTCGCCATCAAAGCCGAAAACGAAGAGGAAAAAACCCAGCTCAAAACGTCGGCGGTCGCCATCTGCAATCTCATCATCGATTTTTTCGACGGTGAAGTCCAAGAAATGAAGGCGGCGAAGGAATGAAACGCATCACACTCAAGGACACAAAATGAGCAATCGAAGTTATTTGGTGCCAAGGCCGCCAGCGTTCGACCATGAGCATCCCAGACCGAAGGAGGAAGGCGAGGTGCTGTACTGCGGAAATTGCCAAAAATGGTACGTATCATGGTTTCCCCTCACCGAAGTCAAAACCATATGGGGCCGCCGCCCCGAATGGTGGATACGCATCTTCCACCGCAAACCATACGAGACGATCATCCAGCAAATACGAAGGGAAACGAAATGAAAGTCAAGAAAACCCTCATGGACATGATCATCAAATGGCATCAGGCCGGATACAGCCTCGATGAGATCGCGCCACTGATGCCACAAGTCCCCAAAGAGGAAATCAAAGCAATCATCCAACACACTCGCGAATAACAAGAAACCCGACCTTCCGGCCGGGCTCCTGGCATCACCACAAACCAGACTACACCCGCCGGAGGGAATCGAACAAATGAACGAACCAACCAACGAATCCCAACCAACACCAAACCAGACACAACCAGCACAAACCAACCAACACAAGCCAGCGCTCGCCGGCATGTGCCAAGTGTGCGGCGGGAAGTGCAATCTGCGCAATACGCTGTGTGACAAGTGCGATGCCGTAATGAGGGGATGGCTCCGCGACTATCCGTCATGGATCCAGGTCCTGCGCGAGTTTCTGGACAGCACCGCACATTACGGTGGCCATCAGCCCGGCCGTACCAATTTGGCTTCGGCTCCGACGCCGGTCAGGTTGTCTGTGATTGACCATCTGCAGGAGATCGATGATCTGGCTGTCGCTCTTTGGCGGCGGTTGTATGCTCCGCCGGCCATGCCATGGGCCGATAGCAGGATTCATCCGTCCGTGTTGAAATGCCTGAGTATCTGCGCGGATTGCAATCGTCTTTCACGATTGCCGGACATTGGTCTGATTTGGCATGACTGGGAGCGGTTGGCGCGCAAGACGCTGGGCATCATCGACGTGCCGCCATCCAAGCATGGTATCGGCAGGTGCCTGAATCCTCTGTGCGGCGTGGAGCTGAGTGCGGAGGTCGGCGCGGTAAATGTTGACTGTCCGGTGTGCGGCAACACTCATCGCGTGGTCGACGTGCGATTGGGGTTCCTGAAGGAGTGCATCGAATCCGGCAGGGCGTTCACGGCGGGGGAGTGCGCGGAGCTGCTGCGCGAATGCGGGTTCCAGTGCAGCGTGAACACGATCTACTCGTGGCGCAAGCGCGGCAGGATCCAACCGGCCGGCAGAAACGAGAAGGGACAGCCGCTGTACCGCCTGTCCGACGTACACGCGCGCCTCGCCCGGCATGACGTGATTTGACATTTTTCAAAGTGCAAGGCAGAATTGTCAGTGGATTAAAGGGTTCAAACCGGAAAACGGTTTGAACCCTTTTCATATCCACCGATGGATTCTCCTAACTCCTTGGGTTATATCCCGTCCTGTCCGAACGGCATATCGGACACGCTCCGCCCACTCCCGTCAGAGTGGACATACCTCAATGTGGCAGGCAAGCCAATCCCGTGCTTCCGTGATGCGGTGATGCTCAAATCCGCCTGCCGGTATGCCTTCGTAGGAATCAGTGGTAGATCGTACCGGCCGCGAGTCTTTATTGGATTCTCTTCCTTGTGGCCGCGTGTGGACGCGGGTTCGAATCCCGCCGAAGGCACCCATGAAACAAATCCGGGGTAGGGGTATTGACAATCCGGGAGGGGTATTCGCAGATGATGGGGAGCCCCTACAAGACACGGGAGTGTCCATATATGGGAGCCCCTATACCGGCATTCCAGCAAGCCAACGGCGAAGATAGTCGTCGGCAAATCCACGGCACCCCGGGGCTCATACATGCGGGGAGGCCACATGAGCAAGCGGCGCAACGAGCGCGTCAGCAACGGCTGGCGGCGCAGACAGCTCAGGGCAAGAGTCCTGGCCGCATACGACGTGTGCGCCATCTGTGGCAAGCCAGTCGACAAGACATTGAAGACACCACATCCGATGAGCGCCGAAGTCGACGAGCTCATACCAGTCTCACGCGGTGGCAATCCATACAGCTTCACTAACTGCAGGCTCACGCACCGCAGATGCAACAGGATGAAGAGCGACAAGACAGACGAACACGCACGAGCGCTGCTGGCTGGCAGACAGGAAGTGAAAGCAAGCTCGATGCCGTTCAAAACGTTCGGCATCTGACTCCGATACCAGGGCGGGGACCCCGGGTACACCCCCTCCCGGTCGCCTCGGGTGCAGTGCCGATTTCTCCCCGCGGATTCAAACGTCGGAAACAGGGGAAACAACGAAAGGTCGGAAAGCGAGGATTACGCCGATGAAGTGCGAACTCTGCGGCAAGGAATTCCAGCCTTCCGGCCACGGGCGGCCTCAGAAGTACTGTTCCAAGTCCTGCCGCCAGAAAGCCGATTATCGTCGGAAAAAGAACAGGCCCGCACAGGACCGGAACAGTAAGCCGCCCGTCAAAGCCGTGGAAACGAAACAGAAGCCGGAGCAGGATCTCGACCAGCGGAGCTTCGAACGGATGATGGACGGCAGCATGCTGGACATACTGCGAGACAACCGTGACCTGCTGCTCAAGGCCATGGCCGATTCCACGACGCCGGCGAACGCGCTGCCCGCGATCAGCCGCCAGCTCATCGCCGTATGCGACCGCATCGAATCGCTCCAGGTCGGTGGCCTGACCGACCTGCTGGACGATGAGGAAGACGAGGTGACGGACGATGTCGGAGCGTCGATTGTCTGAAATCGCCAAGGTCCTCCGCCAGCCGGAAGGCATCGTCGGCAGCGAGTTCACGCGAATCAACAAAGCTGCGCGCAAGGCCGGCATCCGTTTCGACTTGTGGCAGCAGGGCTTCTTGTGGCTTCTGTTCGCCAAGAACGCGGAAGGCAAGTATGCGTGTGGCGCGGACGGCGCCGTGCTGTCCAGCTGCAGGCAGATCGGCAAGACCTTCACCGTCGGCACCGCGTTGTTCCTCAAGGCGATACTCACACCGAACCTGAAAGCCATCTGGACCGCCCACCATACGCGCACCAGCGACGAGACATTCGCGGACATGTGCGAGATGGAGCACAATCCAGTGCTCGGCCGGTACGTGGAACGCATTCGCAGAGCAAACGGCCAACAGGAGATCACGTTCACGTCCGGCAGCCGCATCATGTTCGGCGCCCGCGAAAACGGTTTCGGCCGAGGATTGCACAGCGTGGACGTGGCCGTGTTCGACGAAGCGCAGATCCTCACAGTGCGCGCGATGGATAACATGATTCCGGTTTTGAACACGAGTCCTAACCCCCTGGTCGTGTATATGGGCAATCCACCCAAGCCGGGAGACCAGTGCGATGCGTTCACGGAGAAACGCATGCATGCGCTGAACCATGACGGAAACCTCCTCTACGTGGAGCTCGCCGCCGACAAGGACGCGGATCCGGACGACCGCGAACAGTGGGCTAAAGCGAATCCCAGCTATCCGAAACGTACAAGCGAACAGGCAATCATGCGCATGCGCAACAACCTGTCGGACGATTCATTCCGTCGTGAGGCGCTTGGCATATGGGACGAGACCGCCACCGCATACGCCATCAGTCCCGACCTGTGGCAGGCCGCGGCCGTCGACGACGTGCCCGAGGGCGGCACGGTGAGCTTCGGCATCGACATGCCTCCGGACAGGAGCGTGCTGACCATCGGAGCGGCGCTACGATACGCGGACGGTTCGGCCATCGTCCAGATGGCGAACATCAAGGACGCGCGGCAGGCGGGAACCATGTGGGCCGTGGACTGGCTCGCTGAACGCTGGCCGAAGACCGCCAGCGTGGTCATCGACGCCCAGTCGCCCGCTATGAGCCTGCTGCCGGAACTGAAGAAAGCACATGTGAAGGTCATGGTCACGAACATGCAGGAGATGGGCCGCGCATGTGGCCGGTTCCTCGACATGCTCAAAGCCGGAACGCTCAAGCATCCGCGGGACGAATACCAGCCGCAGCTGGCCGCAGCCGTCAAGGGCGCGACCACGCGCCCATTGGGACAGTCCGGCGCGATCGCCTGGAACAAACTCGGCAGTGACATTGACATAACCCCGCTCGTGTCCACCACACTCGCCCTGTACGGGGCGTGCACGACGAAACGACATCCGGGAAGACGACAGGAGGTGATGGTCTGATGGTGTTCTACATGGCCGACGGCACTACGGTAAGCACGGCACCGAAATTCACCGGCAGCAGCTACCTCGATACCGCGAGCGGCAACATCGGCGCCATCCTCGGCGTCGACGACGAGGACATGCCCATCATCCACGAACTGTTGCGCGTATGGCGAGAGAAATATCCACGCAACCTGATCCGCGGAGCCTACTACGACTGCAAGGAACGGTTCAAGGACTTCGGAATCTCCATCCCGGACCAGATCAAAAACAAGGTCGAGGCGATGATTGGATGGCCGGAACTGGCCGTCCGCTCATTGAGCGATTTGAGCGACCTGGAAGGGTTCAGCATTTCCGGTGACGACACGATGGGTGTTGGCGACCTGTTCGAGGACAACCAATTGGACGTGGCCACGTCCGAACTGATCGTATCCGCATACAAGCATTCATGCAGTTTCCTGACCATCGCCGCAGACCCGGAGGATCCGGAACGAATCAGTATGATTCCGCGTTCCGCCGACTGGTCCGCGGGCATCTGGGACCGGCGCAACCATCGTCTGGCCGCCGCGTTGACCATCACCGAGGACGATAAGGACGGGCGGATATGCGCGTTCAACGTGTGGCTTCCAGGCAAGGTCTACGAATGCTCCGGCCACCTGATGCCATGGCGTGCGGAGAAAAGCGAAACGAACTTCGATCAGCCGACGGTCGTCTCGCTCGCCTATGACAGGCAGATGGACCGGCCGTTCGGCCACAGCCGCATCAGCCGTTCGCTCATGAGCCTTGTCGATGCTGGATTCCGTACCGTGGTCCGCATGGAGGCGTCTGCCGAATTCTATTCCGTCCCCAAACTCTGGTTCATCGGAGCGAACAGGGACGCGTTCAGTAGCAACACGTGGAAGAGCCTCATCCAGGCGATCAACGCGATCAGTGCCGACGAGGACGGCAACCTTCCCCAATTGCAGCAGGTGCAGCAGGCGTCCATGACACCCCATTCGGACATGCTCAAGACGATGGCCATGCTCGTCGCCTCGCAGACCCGGGTGCCGGTCGACTACCTGGGCATCACATTGGACAACCCGACCAGTGCCGAGGCCATGGCGTCCGCCGAACGACGTCTGACACGCATCGCAGACAAGCAGAACGTGGCCTTCGGGCGGGAACTCAAACGGGCCATGGGCATCGCCGTGGCATTGCGCGAAGGCGCGAACACGATACCCGACTCCATACGCGACGTGCATCCGGTATGGGCGCCCACAAGGGAAATCTCCGACGCGGCGCGCGCCGACGCGTTCACGAAGATCGCCGACAAGATCACCGGCTACGCCGACTCCGATGTCGGACTCGAACGTCTCGGCCTGACCCGCGAGGAAATCACCCGCCTACGCGCCGACCAGCAACGGCAGAAATCGGAACAACGCATCGACCAGCTCATGGACAGAAGCGCGGCGTCCTCGGAGGTGACGGATGGATCTGAACAATCTGGATCTGCCGGAACCGGCGAAAGCGCAGCTTCGTCAGAAACTGGAGAAACTGCATAGGGATTACGAGACTGATCTTGAGAATCTGACAGACGACGCCACCGACGCGATGGAATCCGCGAAACCGTTGGAACGACAAGACATAGTGCTCAGGTACACCCGCGATGCGTCCGAACGATCACGCAGGTACTACACTGACACCAGGAACCTGTGGCAGAAATACGCCGGCATCAAAATGCCGCCCTACGTCTCATCTACTTGCGACGAATATGAAGTGCTATACCGTCAGGTAGGCGGTTTCACTGGAACCGATTGGAATGGGCATAACTACACTAATTTGAAGCATGGCAACGCCAACGGGCTGACTGTTGAAGACCTTTGGCCCGACCTGAAGACGGTGGACGACTGGCAGCAGTTCATTGCCGACATGATGAGCAGGTCTGTACGATTGACCACGCAGAACAACCGCGACGCCGACGAGACGCATCCTGGATGGGCACGCGTCCCACGAGGCTCCAATCCTTGTGCATTTTGCGTGATGCTCGCCAGCCGAGGATTCGCATACACCAGTGAGGAAAGCGCGGACTTCGGCGGCTCTTTCCATAACGGCAAATGCCGTTGCATTCCCGTGTGCAGCTGGGGCAAGGACAAGATCTTCGGCTATGACCAAGCGAAGTATAAAGCCATGTACGATCAGGCCGTGCAAGCCATCAACGGCAACGCATTGGGAAAGAATTGGAAGTCCTCCGCCGAGGAAGCCGGAATCAAGTTGGATTCGGCCGACGCGAATGCCGTCACATTCGTTATGCGTCATAAGTTCCCTAAGCAATTGAGCGACGGGATCATGCCGAAGAAACGTGCGTCTTTCAAAGTCGAACATGATTTCACCGGCATGCGCGACGAGAAATCATTAAGCAAGAAAGGATGGGATGGAAGGCAGAAGGCGCTTGGCGTCCCAGTAGACGCAGACGTCCTTGAGATGCATGAAATCGTGTTCCTGGAACATTTCAAGTCACTCGGACAGCATTACGAATGGATTCCACGCGATACTTTGGGGCACAAATCGACGAATGACTTGAAATGGATTGAGCAAGACCTTGAGTGCGAGGTTAAGTCATCTCGGCAAAAACGCCCAGACTACGGATCCATTTCGAAGAACATCTCAAAAGCGGTATCCAAAGCCGAGCAGCATGGTGTCGTGAAGGATGCATTCATTGTGGATCTCACTGGATACTCGGCTCCGGAGAAACTGGTGACGCAACTTTCCCGCTATAACGCGCTGCATAAGAAAAACAAGATCAGACGTTTGTTCCTATTGGACAACAACGGGATGAGAGAAATCGAGCTGCAATAAAAACCCGGAGGCACTCCCGCACGAATAGGCTATTATTTCAAGTCTGCACGGGACCTCCGGTACTTCTATTTTACCAAAAACCATTGATTTCGGTGGATTGCCAGAGCAGACGAATGGACCCGACTGTAACTCGGGCGCTTCACAGCCGCGCAGGTGCGAATCCTGCATCCACCACTCGGCCAGCCATTCAGGTTGGCGGCGACCATGCGCCGTATCGCGTGGGAGGACCATACAGCGCACCGTGGCGCGGTCGAACTCGAATCCACGGGAAACAGCAAAGGAGAGCAGCATGTCCATCAGATTCCGATTCCCGGCACACATCCGTCTCATCGACGGCGGTGGCGACGAGGGCGGTTCCAATGACGGTGGCGATGGCGGTGAGCCGAGGTCGTTCACCCAGGAACAGGTCGACCAGATCGTCGAGAAGCGACTGGCCAAGGAGCGCGGCAAGTACAAGGACTACGACGAGCTCAAGTCCAAGGCCATGAAACTCGACGAGATGGAGAACGCCGGAAAGAGCGAAATCGACAAACTCAAGGAATCGAACGCGGCGCTGCGCAAGCAGATCGACGACGCCGCGGCCGAGAAGCAGCACGCGGAATGGGTGTCCGAAGTCGCCAAAGACAAGGACGTTCCGGCCGAACTGCTGCGCGGCGGAACCAAGGAGGAACTCGAGGCGCATGCGGACCTCCTGCACGCGGCGCTGCATCCGGCATCCAAGCCGCCTCAGGTGAGGAACCAGACGGGCTCTCCATCGCACCAGAACAACAACAAGGACGCCGAAGAGCTCTCGTACATCCACCAGCTCCTAGGCGAATAACCCAACCATCCGAAAGGACAAGCCATCATGGCGATGAAAACAGACCAGATCAAGCTCCCCGTGAGCGTGGCCACCGAAATCGTGAACAAGGCCAAGGACACCAGCACCATCGCGTCCCTGAGCCCCAGCACGCCACAGATCTTCTCCGACGCCGACTACCTCGTGTTCAACGGCAAGAGCGAAGCCGAGGTAGTGGCCGAAGGCGCGGTCAAGAGCAGCTACGAGCAGACCGTGGACTCCGTCGTGGCGAAGCGCTTCAAGGTGCAGACCACCACCCGCGTCACCAGCGAACTCCAGTGGGCCGACGAGGACAACCAGCTGCAGATCATCCGCAGCATCCAGGCCGATCAGGCAGCCGCACTGGGCCGCGCCCTCGACTACGTGATCTACCATGCGATCAACCCCAAGACCGGTGAGGCGCTCTCCGGATTCGACCCATTGAGCACGTCTGCCGTGCAGGTGATCGCCACCGAGGATGAGATCGGCAACGTGGACGCTTTGGCCGACGCGCTGAACGACTCCTACGACATCAACGGTGTCGCCCTGTCCAAGACCTGGGCGTCCCGCCTGCGCAAGCTGCGCGTCCCCTCCACCGGCATGCGCTTCTACCCGGAGATCCCGCTGAACCTGCAGGCCGGCAGCCTGGACGGCATCACCGCCGCGACCTCCGGAACCGTCAACGGCCGACTGGCCAAGACCCCGACGAAGGTGCTCGCGTTCATGGGAGATTTCAGCCTCATCAAATGGGGCATGGTCCGCGATCTGACCAGCGAGATCATCGCCTACGGCGATCCGGACCAGACCGGCGTGGACCTGAAGGCCCATAACCAGATCGCATACCGCACCGAGGCGATGTACGCGTTCGCGATCATCGATCCGAAGGCGTTCGCCGTACTCAAGGCCACGGAATGAGGTGAACGATGAGTTTCCCCATCCAGACCCTTGTGGTCAATCCGTCAGGTAAGAAGAAGCATGCGATCGGACCGTTGGACGCGCAGGTGAGCCTTGTCAACAAGGATGGCACGGACTTCTCCGCCGGATCCAGCGCCTACGAGCTGCCGGCGGCCGGCGAGGACACCCTCGGCGGCATTAAGCAGTACGCGCCCGAACAAGCGATCGGCAACGTCGACAGCAACATCGCCGAGGCCGCGGCGGACACTCCGACCAAGGACGAATTCGACAAACTCGTCACCGCGTTCAACACGTTGGCGAAACAGTTCGACGACACCATCGCCGGCCTCGTATCCGCCGGGGCGGTCAAACTGCCGGACAAGAAGTGACCATGACGGACGAGCCCGACATGTTCGCCACCTCCGACGATCTCGAACGGAGGTGGCACAAGCTCACCGACGAGGAACGCGAGAAAGCCGACACGCATCTCGCGGACGTGACCGACTACATCAAGGAACGCTCCCCGAACTGGCGGCGGCTCCTCGACGAACGGCCACGACTGTTGACGAAGATCACCTGCGACATCGTCCGCAGGATCATGCAGGCCGACCCGTACGACATTCCCGGCGGCATCACGCAGATGAACCAGACCACCGGCAGCTTCAGCGAACAATACAGTTTCGGAGCGCCCACCGGCGATCTCTGGCTGCGCGACGACGAGAAACGCATCCTCGGCATCAACGCGCAACGCGCGTTCAGCGTCGACATGGCAACGGGGGAGACGTCCTAGTGGAAACCATCGAAATCTGGCGCGGCCAGCCCACCACCGACACGGACGGCAACCCCATCCAGGGCAAACCCGCCCGCGTCGGCACGTTCCAGGCGCTGGTCGCGCCAACCTCCACCACCGACCAGACCGAGGAGAACGCCAGCCCGCAGACCACCGAATACACGATCCACATCCGCGGAAACCAACCGACCGGCATCCAAGCCACCGACCTGATCAAAGTCAGAGGCATCCTCCTGCCCGTCAAAGGAAAGCCGCAAGTGTGGAACAACCTCCACGGACGCCACATCGGCGACGTCATCACCGTAGGCGAACGGGAAGGATAAACCATGGCCAAACGATGCAGATTCGTATTCAACCGCAAGGCGTTCAGCCAACAGGTCCTCAAAAACGAGACATTGCGCTCGCGCATGAGGGACGCGGCCGAAGCCGCCGTAGAGGATGACCGTTGCATGGTCCGCGACCATGACGGCAAGAACCGTAGCGGCGTGGCGATCATCTGCCCGGCACCGGTGGAGAAGGCGCACGGCACGCTAGAGGACACGCTCGGAAGGATGCGCGTATGAGCATCCCGGTCACTCCCCGGCGCACGGAACCCCTGCTCCTGCCCAAACTGAGGACACTGTTCCCGGACGTGACGTTCGACACCATCGAACGAAGCGACCTCGAACCTCCCTTCACCGAAGCCACTCTGGCCGACTCCATGCAAGGCATGAGCACCCCAATCTCGCAGTACGTGCGGCTGCGGCTGAGCGTGCGCTGCATGAGAGAGGACCATACGGGCGACTGGGACAAGGCCGCACGCCTGTGGGCCGACATCGCGAGGGAGATCATCGGGCTCGGAAACGTCGCGCCGCTCATCGACGCGTCACTCGAATCCGGGCCGGTACGCATGACTGACGAGGACAAGAGGCTGGTGTGCGCGTACGGAGTGCTCCTGCTCGAGGTCACCGTCAACTGAAACACAACCAAAGACAACGTGCCGCCACACGCGAAGAACGGAAAGGTGCAGACGAATGTCTGACAACAACGAAAAAACCACCGTCGCCGCGCAGGGCGCGACCGACTACGGGTACGTGTCCAGCGGCAACACCGCAGGCAACGTGCGCCTGATCAAGAACTACGCGCTGTTCCTGTTCCCCAAGGGCGACAGCACGTTCGTGGCTCCGACCGGAGTGGCCTGGACCCCGCCGGCAAGCAAGAAGCCGATCGGCTACTCCACGGAGGACGGCGCCGTACTGCATCCGGAACCGGGCGACAGCACCGACTACAAGGCCCACAACGGCGACATCGTGCTGTCCGACACGGATCCGGGCTACTGGACCCTGCAGCTCGCCGCCATGGAGGGCCGCAAGGATGTGGTGTCGGCCTACTTCGACGTGGACGTCGATTCGGACGGCGGCATCAGCATCAAGGGCGCCGGATTGAAGAAGGAGTGGATCCTCGTGCTGGTCGCGCTCGACCAGCAGGACCGTCCGTTCCTCCTGTACGGCACCAACGCGAAGGTGAGCGACCGTGACGACGTGAGCCTGAAATCCAGCGAGATCATGAACTTCAGCATGACGTTCAAGATGCTCAAGGGCACCAACGGCGAACAGTTCCACGCATGGGGCCTCGTCACCGAAGACGCCAAGTGACCCATTGATTCTTCCCGTGCGGCCGATGGCGGTCGGCCGCACGGGACACCCATTCAACCGCCAACCATTAGAACGGAGCCAACATGAGCGACAAAGAATACCATGTCGTGGACGTAGACCTGACCGAAGCGGAAGAGCTCAAACCCGACGTGCACCTCGAGGTCGCCGGCGTCAAACTCGACCTGCCGAACCTCAACAACGCGGAACTGCCCATCGAACTCGTCCAGGCCATCCTCCTGCTCAAAAGCAAGCCCGCATTGTCCGACGAGGAAACCACGGCCTGCGTGAGCACGTTCCTCGCCTACTTCCAGACGATGCAGCCGAACTTCTGGAACGTGCTACGCAAAACCAAACGTCCGATGGCCTACCTCACCGCGACCATCAAGGCGTGGGCCGAGGAATCCGGACTGGACCCAAAAGCGTTTACCTCGCCCACCTCTGGAACAACAATCGCGCGGCACTAGCCTACGACTGGATCCGAGCGTACGGGCAGATCTACAGGCCCGTACGCTTCCAGGAATGGGTTGAAGGCCAACGTCCACGAGTCGATTGGGGACTCGCCTGGGCGTTGACCCGCGAAATCCTCAAAGACCACACGAGCCACTCGTGGATGGCGTTGCAGAACGCCGTCTACGCACCCGACGGAGCCGAACAGGCGGTCTGGACGCTGTCCGGACAACGCAAACGCCCATGGTTCGACCACGAGCACGACCCGCTCCGCCCGCCAACCCCAGCACACAACCTCACCCGCCGTCAACGCGAGGACAGGGAACGGCTCAAAGCCTACTTCCACATCAACGACGACCTCTGACTCCGACCGCCATCGGAATCCCAACCTACGAATAAGGAAACACGATGGCAGCACAGGACATAGGCGTCGCATACGTCCACGTCGAACCATCCGGCAAAGGATTCGGCAAAAGCATCGAAGGCGACATCGGCGACGCCGTCAACAAAGCCTCCAAGAAAAGCTCCAACACCCTCATTTCGAAAATCGGCGGAGCATTCGGCAAAATCGGCAAGGTCGGCACCGGCGCGATCGCCACCCTCGCCGGCGGCATCACCGCATTGGCCGCCAAAGGCGGCTTCACCCGCGCCCTCAACATCGAGAACGCGCAAGCCAAACTCAAAGGCCTCGGCCACGACAGCGCGAGCGTCACCGAAATCATGAACGACGCGCTCGCGTCCGTCAAGGGCACCGCGTTCGGATTGGGTGACGCCGCGACCGTCGCGGCAAGCCTGTCCGCCTCCGGCATCAAGGAAGGCGGGGACCTGACCAAGGTCCTCAAGACCGTGGCCGACACCGCGCAGATCAGCGGCAGAAGCCTCACCGACATCGGCATGATCTTCGGTTCCGTCGCCGCCCGAGGCAAACTCCAGGGCGACGACATGCTCCAGCTCATGTCGAGCGGCATCCCCGTCCTCCAAATGCTCGGCAAGCATCTGAACAAGACCAGCGCCGAAGTGTCCGACATGGTCTCGGACGGCAAAATCGACTTCCAAACCTTCGCCGACGCCATGCAGGAAGGCCTAGGCGGAGCCGCACTATCCGCAGGCACCACATTCACCGGCGCCCTGGCCAACGTGAAAGCCGCGTTGAGCCGACTCGGAGAAACAGCCGCCACACCAGTCCTCAACGGCCTGCGCGGCCTGTTCAACCAAGCCATCCCACTCATCGACACATTCACCGCAGCCGTCACACCAACCCTGCAAAAAATCGGAGCGGCACTCCAACAAGGCCTCGAGAACGCGATACCCGCCACACAGGCGAAACTCAAAAACCTTGGCGACACGATCTCCAACATTCCCGGCTTCCAGATGCTCGCCTCGGCGACGGCCAGCCTCAAAAGCCAACTCACCGGCCTCTGGAACGCAATCACATCACTCATAGGCGGACTCAACAATGGCGGCGAAGCCGCCACAATGTTCTCCACAACCGCCGGCGCGCTCGCGGGAGTGGTCGCTTCGGTCGCGCAGGCGTTGTCGAACGCGGCGGGATGGGCGAAGACGTTCGTCAACAAGTTCATCGAGACGGGCGCGTTGCAGCCGTTCCTTGAAAGCCTGACCGGCGTCATCTCCGGATTGGGCTCGCTGGTTTCCGGATTGGCGGCCGCGGTCTCGCAGGCCTTCGGCTTCAACGACAGCGCGCGCACCGCCGGTTCCGCGGCGCAGAGCTTCGCCGGACTGTTGAACACTTTGACCGGCGTGCTCATGACGGTGGGAGGCTGGCTGCAGTCGGTCGGACAGTGGGCGCAGCAGAACGGCGCACTGGTGTCCGGCGCGTTGAAAGCCATCACCATCGCATTGCTCGCGGTCAAAGGCTGGGATATCGTCTCGGCCGGGCTGAAGACAATTTCCGGTGGACTGAAGGCCATTTCCGCGACTGCCTCCGGTGTGGAGAAGACCGCTACGGCCGCGTTCGATTTGATTGGCAAGATCTCCGCCGCGGGAAGTGTGACGGGCGGTCTGAAGCAACTCGCTGGCTCGTTCAACATCGTCAAGACCGCTCAATCGGCGTGGAGTGCGGTGACCAAGGCCGCTACTGCCGTGCAATTGGCGTTCAGCGCTGCTTTGGACGCGAATCCTATCGGAATGCTCGTCGTAGCCATCGGTGCGGTCGTGGCCGCATTGGCATGGTTCTTCACCCAGACCAATACCGGACGTCAAATGTGGGCGTCGTTCACGTCGTTCCTTTCATCCGCATGGCAGACGGCCGTGAGCACGGTCGTCTCCATCGGCCAGACCATCGTCACGTTCTTCACCTCGACGCTCCCGTCGGCCATCCAAGGTGTCGGACAATGGTTCCAACAATTGCCCGGCAACATCGCCGGCTGGCTCGCCGGAACAGCGTCAGCCGTCGCCTCATGGGCCGTGAGCCTTGGCCAGTCCGCATTGCAGGCCGGCCAACAGTTCCTCACGAACCTCGCCAACGCGATCATGAACCTGCCAGAGACGATCGCCTACTGGCTCGGCTACACCGTCACGTCAATCGCGCTGTACGCGGTCGCGTTCGGCGCGCAGGCTCTCCAGATGGGCATGCAATTCGTGCAGAACGTCGGCACGTTCCTTACCCAACTCCCAGGGAACGTGGCCGCATGGCTCGCCTCGACAGCCGCGAGCATCGGCGCATGGGTGTCGTCCACGGCCATGCAGGCTCTACAGATGGGTACGCAGTTCCTGCAGAACGTCGGCACGTTCCTCACCCAGCTGCCCGGCAATGTGGCCAGCTGGCTCGCGGGAGCCGTAGCCTCAGCCTCGGCGTGGGTTTCCAACATGGCATCGCAGGCCATCCAGGCGGGCAGCCGGTTCCTCACGAGCGTGGGCACGTTCCTCGCCCAATTGCCGGGAAGAATCGGCTCCTGGCTGTCCGCGACGATCTCCAGCGTCGCCAACTGGGCGTCCCAGATGGGGACCAAGGCGTCGCAGGCCGGCAAGCAGTTCGTGCAGAACATCGTCAGCACCCTTTCCTCCCTGCCGGGCCGCATGCTCAGCATCGGAGCGAACATCGTCAGCGGCATCGTCAGCGGCATCCAGAGCAAGATCGGCAGCATCGCGTCGAGCCTGCTCTCCGGCGTCAACGACGCCATCTCCGCTGTCAAAAGCAAACTCGGCATCCACTCGCCGTCACGCCTCATGCGTGACGAGGTCGGCGTGATGATCGGCCGAGGCATGGCATTGGGCATCGATGATTCAGCCGCCGTGGTCAACCGGTCCATGGACTCGCTCGTCTCCACGATGAGCCTCGACGGTACGGACTGGGCGAAGACCGGACGATTGAACGTCACCACGGCCACGCCATCGGATTCCGACAGACTCTTGGAAACCGTCATCGGCAGGATGGACACGCTGATCGAAGCCGTCGAAGCGGCGACGGCCGACGACCGGCCGTTCACCCAACGTGACTTCGCAAGACTCGTAAGGAGCGTGGCATGAGAACCCTGAGCTACGTGAGCGGCGCAACAGGCGAGTCGATCGGTTTCGAAGGGCCGCTCTACGGCGAGACACTCACCGGACTGCGCGCCCGCATCTGGGACTACAGCCTCGCCTCGCGCGGCATGACGGGCATCACCCGCAAGGCACGCGAGGCGACAGTCACCGTGAAGATCCACGATTCTCCGGAGACGCTCAACCTATTGCGCCGCCTCTCGGACGCCGACATGGCATCCGAGAACCCGGGCACGCTCATCGCCGACGGCGAATGGGAAGCCAAAGCGTGGATCACGAAAAGCGAACCGCAATCCATCACGCCCACGATGGTCGAGACACAGTTGACCATCGTGCTGGCCGATGGCGTGTGGCGCCGTCCGACCATGACGCATTTCACGCCACGATACGATTCCGGAACCGCCGACCTTGACTATCCATATGATTATCCGCATGATTTCGCCGGCATGGCATTGGGCGCGGAGATCGTCAACGACACATCCATCCCGCAGCCGGTCAAACTCACGATATTCGGACCGTGCACAAACCCGTACGTCATCATCGGAACCAACCGATACGAGGTCGACGTGACCGTACCATCCGGCTCACGTCTGGAAATCGACGGCACCGGCGATGTCAGGACCGTCACCATGGTCAGCGGCACCGGGCTCGCCACCAACTGCTTCGCGCAGGCCGTGCGAGGGTCGGGCAAGGATTCCGGCCGGTACGTGTTCCAACCGCTCGCGCCCGGAACACAGTCGGTCAGCTGGCCGGGAGGATTCCAATTCGACTTGACGGTCTGCGAGGAAAGGAGCGAACCGCCATGGACCTGATCGTCACCGACGCCACAGGCAAACCCGTGGCGAGCCACGCCTCATACACGCTCGACCTCGCGTTCGGCAGCGGGGAGAACGACTTCGACCTGCAGGTCGAAGACGCCGCGCTCAAGGCGGGAAGCCGCATCATGATCGACGGCACCGAGTACGGCGGCATCATCGACGACACGGATGTCGACGTGGACGGCGGCCTGTCCACCGTCACATGGCATGGCCGCGACTGGCATGGAGTGCTCGCCTCGAAGATCATCGAACCGGACAGGAACAACGATTACCTCACCCTGTCCGGCACGATTCCCGTCATCATGCGCACGCTCGTCAGCCGTGCGGGACTGCAAGGCCTGTTCACCGTCACCGAAGAAAGCGCCGACCACAAGACCACCTGCCAGTTCGACCGGTACGTGGACCTGTACAGCGGTCTGGTCAAGATGCTCAGGGCAAGCGGACTCAAACTCCGGTTGCGTAATGACGGCGACAAGGTGGCCATGAGCGCCATGCCCGTCCGCACGATCGGCGACAGCATCGACTCGGACCTCATCGACTTCACCGCCAAACAGGCGGCGCACCCTATCAACCATCTCATCTGCCTGGGCAAGGGCGAACTCAAGGACCGTACCGTCATCCACTGGTACGCCGACGCGAACGGCACGTTCAGCCACACGCAGACCCTCAAAGGGCTTGACGAACGCACCGCCACATACGAGTTGTCCAACGCCGAAGCCGACGAGCTCGAGGACAAGGGCAGGCAGAAATTCCAGGAACTTCGGAATGCCAGCACCATCGACGTGGACATTCCCGACGGCATCGACGCGGACGTTGGCGACCTGGTCACGGGTCGTGACAACAACACGGGCCTCGTCGTCACTGCCGAGATCTCCAAGAAGATCGTCAAGGTTTCGGGAGGCGTGCTCACCGTCACCTACGAATCCGGAGGTGCCAGCGCCGGCGGCAACAGCGGAGAATCCTCCATCGGGGATGGTGGCCACGCCTACTACGCTGGAGCCGGCCTCAAACTCGACACCTGGACGTTCAGCGCCGACGTGACCAGAAACGACATCGACTCGCTCAACAACGCATTGTCGGGTAAACAGCCGAAAGGCGACTACATCACCGGCCTGAAAATCGGTTCGGTGGACACGCTCGCCCCCGGCGCACAGGCAAGCGCGTCGCTCACGGGCGCCGGCAGCGACAAAACCTTGAATTTGGGGCTTCCGAAAGGCGATCAGGGTCCGCAAGGGGAGAAGGGCGACAAGGGTGACACAGGACCACAGGGGGCCACCGGAGCGACCGGACCCACCGGTCCTCGGGGAGAGAAAGGAGCGACCGGGGAGCGAGGGCCGCAAGGCGTCGCCGGTCCCGAAGGTCCGCAGGGACTGCAGGGGATACGCGGCGAGAAAGGCGATAAGGGTGATGCCGGCGCGATCGGCGTGGCGGGACCGCAAGGCCCGACGGGTTCCACAGGTCCGCAGGGTCCCACGGGTCCACAGGGGGCGACCGGCCCCCAGGGCAGACAAGGCATCCAAGGTTCCCAAGGCATCCAGGGCCCGCAAGGGGAGAAGGGTGACAAGGGCGACAGCGGCGTATCCGCTCCCTCGAACGGCTTCTTCACGCTCAGCATGGAAGGCGACGGTGACCTATATGTGAATTATCCGGATAATACGAGCCCACCATCGTTCACTTGGGATCCCAAGAGCGGCGACCTGTATGTGGATATACCAGAAAGGTGATTAATGACCAGGCTTCTAATCGGTAATATCAAAGGCCCCAAAGGAGACAAGGGCGATACCGGTGACACCGGGCCGCAAGGCAAGCAAGGAATGAAAGGCGATACGGGAGCCGTCGGTCCCCAAGGACCTAAGGGCGATACTGGTGACACTGGCCCACAAGGCAAGCAAGGCGTCCAGGGCGTTAAAGGCGACGTCGGCCTTCCGGCGCTCGTGATGAAAAAGATACTCGTTGGCGAATATCCGGCAGGCGCCATATTCACGGGAAACGTGAGCGAATGGTTGAACCGAACACCACTCGTCAATGAATATTCGACCGCATTGTCAGGTGGCGGAAAATACAGCATCATCTGGCAGTGCGTTTCGCAATCCGGCGGCCAGTTCCAAGGGAAGACGGTTTCCAGGCAGTCCATCATCGGAGCGCAAGGCCCTGTCGGCCCGCAGGGTCCGAAGGGTGACGTCGGCCCGCAGGGTGTGAAGGGCGATACCGGCGAGATCGGGCCTAAAGGAGCCACTGGAGCTGCCGGACCTCCCGGTCCGCAAGGTCCTGAAGGGCTGAAGGGCGACAAGGGTGACAAAGGCGATGTCGGCCCCTCCGGAGAAGGAGGCCCCACCGGTCCCACTGGCCCGGTAGGTCCGACTGGTCCTGCCGGACCTACCGGAGCAACAGGCCCCACCGGGCCGCAAGGCAAGCAGGGAATACAAGGTGTGCAGGGACTGCAGGGCCCACAGGGGCCGACAGGACCGCAGGGTGCCAGCGGCGTGACGGCGCCAACTTCCGGATTCTTCACACTACAGGTCGACCCGAACGGAGACCTGTACGCCGTGTACGCGGATACGACCACCGCGTCGGCGGCTCCCGTCTCCTACGATCCGGCGACGGGAGACCTGTACTACATGATCAATGACGGAAAGTAAGGAGCGCATATGACGAAGATTCTGCTCGGCAACGTCAAAGGCCCCAAGGGCGACACCGGACCGCAAGGCAAGCAGGGAGTGCAAGGACCGCAGGGCCCTGCCGGCGCCACTGGCGCGACCGGGGCCACCGGAGCGAAAGGAGAGGCCGGCCAACGCGGCGAGACCGGGTTGCCTGCCTTGATCATCACACGCATACTATCCGGATACTGGACGTCCGCATGCTCGGATTTTGACTGGCAGACACTCAGTTTCAACCGTGCCCCGACCGTAGGCGAATACTTCTTCGCCATGACCAACGGCGGCAAGAACCTGATGTACGCACAGATCACAGCCACCGGGAAAAACGTGACGTTCAAGCCAGTCTCGAACACAAGCCTCGTCGGCCCGAAGGGCGACAAGGGCGAGACGGGCATGAGCGCAAGCCAGGCGTTCATCGCCGCCCACCCGGTCGGCTCCCTTTACTGGACCACCGCCACAACAAATCCGGGAACCACCTACGGCGGCACTTGGAAGGAATGCAATACCATCCTTCCAGGACACATCTACCAGCGCACCGCCTGAAAACATCGACAGGAAGGAATGACCATGACCATGAATCTCATCACCGGCAAGGCCGGCGCTCCGCACATCACATCCAGCGACCAAGGAGCCATGCAGGCCGGACTGGTCGGAAACGGCAACTACCTACTGCAGGGCAGCGACGGCAAATTCCCCGCCGTGACCATGCAGTCAGCAAACAAGGCGCTCGTCCCGGTCCTCAATCTCGTGATTGAAGGACGATACGCACGCGTCACCGCCGCGGAAACCGTCACCATCGAAAGCGGAGTCACGGGACGGAACCGCAACGACCTAATCTGCGTGAAATACACGCGAGACTCGAACAACATCGAAACGATCGCGCTCGCGGTGCTGAAGGGCGCCGCCACCAGTGGCACGGCGGCTGACCCCACGGTGCCGTCGGGTAGTATCCTGAACAATTCCGGCGCCGTATGGATTCCGATCGCCCGCATTCCGATCAGTGGCATTACCGCCGGCACTCCTGTCATGCTTGTCAAGCAGTTGCCTCCGATGAGCCAGCTGTGGGATTCCGTAACCC